TGTTGCTGCTGGTGTCGGCGGCGGTATCACAGGTAAAGGCGCACACATACTGGTCATAGATGATCCAGTTAAAAACAGAGACGATGCGGAGTCACAAAATGCAAGGGAATCAACATGGGATTGGTATACATCAACGGCTTATACGAGGCTTGCGCCAGGTGGCGGTGTTCTCGTTATTCTTACTCGCTGGCACGATGATGATTTGGCTGGACGCTTACTTAAAGCAGCATCAGATAATGGGGAACAGTGGGAAGTGGTTAACTACCCCGCTCGTGCAGAGGTGGATGAACAGTATCGAAAGGCCGGAGAAGCATTACACAGAGAGCGATACGACGAAGCAGCCCTCACAAGAATAGAAAAGGCTGTAGGACCGAGAGATTGGTCAGCGTTATATCAACAGAATCCGGTTGCTGATGATGGTGATTATTTTACGCGGGACATGATTCAGTATTACGACCGTGATGAGATAAATTACGGAGAGATGAGGTTCTACGCCGCGTGGGACTTGGCTATCGGTAAACGAGATAGGAACGACTATACCGTGGGCATGGTAATCGGTGTAGATGAATACGATCACCTATACGTGGTCGATGTAGTGCGAGGACGGTTTGACGGTTTTGAAATAGTCGAGCGCATCCTTGATTTATACGAAGAGTGGAAACCCTCAATCATAGGTATTGAGAAAGGCCATATTGAGATGGCACTAGGTCCGTTTCTTGAAAAACGAATCAGGGAACGTGGTTTATATGAGGCATATATAAAAGACCTAAAAACAGGAAGAAGAGATAAAGAAGCACGAGCAAGAGCTATCCAAGGCCGGATGCAACAGGGCATGGTTTGGTTGCCTAGAGACGAACAATTTACAGGGCCATTGGTCGCTGAGTTATTGCGATTCCCAAATGGCGTACATGATGATCAGGTAGACGCATTGGCTTGGATAGGTTTAATGATGACTGAATTTGCAACGTACCAGCCTATTATTGAACACACACCCTCTTGGCGTGACCGCTTACCATTCATCGGAAAAGAATTAAAAAGCAGATCAGCCATGAGCGCATAACTATGAAAAAATTTAAAATCACCCCCGCAGAAGAAGAACGTATATCAAGCACCCAATGGGATAGGTATATACGAGCACGAGATCATGGCCATCTAGAGTATATAGAGATGGCTAAGAAATGTGACGAATTCTATCGTGGTGATCAGTGGGATGAAGAAGATGTAACGATGTTAGAGGCAGAGGGACGACCTGCACTTACTATAAATACAATCCTCCCTACTATTAATACTATTCTTGGTGAGCAGTCTACACGACGTGCCGATGTAAAGTTCAAACCCCGACGTGGTACAGAGCAAGAAGTAGCTGACGTACTTACCAAAGTTTATATGCAGATCGCTGATAACAACAAACTCGATTGGGTTGAACAGCAAGTATTCTCTGACGGGTTGATCATGGACGGGCGTGGGTACTTTGATGTTCGTATGGATTTTTCAGATCACGTCGAAGGCGAAATCCGCATCACGGCCAAAGACCCACTTGACATACTTATTGATCCAGACGCAAAAGACTACGACCCTAAAACCTGGAACGAAGTGTTTGAAACGAAGTGGATGACACTGGATGAGATAGAAGAAATCTACGGTAGTAAAAAAGCGCAAGAACTGCAGTTTATCGCAGAGAATGGTAATTCTTATGGTCGAGATTCTATAGAGTACGAAGAGCAAAGATACGGAGACAGTGGTCCTGAAGACGATATGTTCGGTGCATCTGTTGCGCCATCTGATGAAGATTATAAAAATGTTAGAGCATTGCGAATTGTCGAGCGTCAACATAAACGCATGGCTCGTGTTCTGTGTTTTGTTGACCCTAACACTGGGGATAGTAGAGAAGCACCTGATGCTTGGACGGAATCTAAAGCTAAAAAGTTTGCAAAGCAGTACGGTCTAAATCTAATAACAAAAATGAAGCGCAAAGTACGATGGACTGTAACTTGCGACAAGGTTGTGTTGCATGATGACTATTCTCCTTACAACGATTTTACTATCGTTCCGTTTTTTGCTTACTTTAGACGTGGTAATCCTTTTGGCGTAATAAGAAACCTTATCTCACCCCAAGAACAACTAAACAAGATCGCGTCTCAAGAGCTACATATTGTTAACACAACGGCTAATTCAGGTTGGATGGTTGAGTCAGGTTCCTTAGTTGGTATGACACCTGATGATCTTGAGGAGCACGGAGCAGAAACTGGTCTGGTTCTAGAATATGCCCGTGGGACAGCACCCCCACAGAAGATTACGCCTAACTCTATACCCACAGGTCTAGATAGAATCGCACAGAAAGCCGCTATAAATATAAAAGCGATATCTGGCGTTAATGATTCTATGTTGGGGTCAGATAGTGCAGAAGTATCTGGTATTGCTATTAAAGAAAAGCAATCTCGTGGCGTGATCATGATCCAAGTCCCCTTGGATAACTTGAAGAAGGCTAGACAGTACCTAGCAGAGAAAGTTCTAAACCTAATACAGACTTTCTATACCGAGCAACGCATCTTACAAATTACAGATGAATCAGATCCCCTCAAACCCAGGGAAGAAGTTGTTGTTAATGAGATGACCCCCGAAGGGGAGATTATTAACGATCTAACCATTGGTGAGTATGACGTGGTGATCTCTACAGCCCCTGCGAGAGATAGCTTTGACGAAGTTCAGTTTGCTGAAGCCCTTAACTTGCGACAAGTCGGCGTTGCAATTCCAGATGACGCGATCATTGAGTATAGCCACCTAACTAAGAAGGGCGAGTTGGCGAAACGCATCAGGATGCTAACAGGCGTTGAGCAGACTCCAGAGCAAGCAGAGCTAAGTGCAATGAAACAGCAGATGTCTATGCAAGCTGATCAGCTAACACTATCCAAGTTAGAAGCAGAAGTTCAGAAGTTGCAGTCTGAAGCCGCTGTAAACATCGCCAAAGTCCAAGACACAACTGATGTTGAGCCACAACTGCGTCAACAAGAGCTACAAACTAAGCTTGAAATGAAGATGCAAGAATTGCAGCTGCGAAGAGAGCTTGCGAACCTAACCAACCGGACTAGAACGTCTCAGTCTGAAACCAATGCCGCCACTCGTATTGCTGCTACAGCTATGCAGACAGCGGCAAAAACACAAAGCGTTACAAAAGGAGTTTGATATGAGTGAAGATAAAGAAGTAATGGAAGATAAATCAATAGAGCTGGATGTCATGCCAGGTGCTGACAAAGACACTGAAGACTATGAGAAGCTAGACCTTAGTTTTGACTCAGTTGAAGAAATTAAAGTAGAAGAAACAGAAGATACAGAGGTTGAAGATACCGATGACGTAGTTTTAGAAGAAGAAAACGACGCAACTGTTTCAGAAGAGGAACAAAGTATAGAAGAAGATACAGAAACTGTCGCCGAAGAAGTCGAAGAAGTTCCCGTCGCCGAAGACAAACCAGCTATCAAACCTATGGTACCAAAATCTCGGCTTGACGAAGTACTTAACAAACAGAAAGCACTTCAGAAACAGCTCGATGATATGAAAGCCGCTCAACAGCCAGCAGAAGATGCCCCCGAAGAGTACAACTTCTCTGAGAAAGAGATGGAGTATCAGAATGCCGTTTTAGATGGCGAGGCTGAAAAGGCCGCTCAACTGCGCGCTGAGATAAGACAAGCAGAAAGAGCGCAGATTCAGTACGAGATGGAACAAAAGATGACTGATGCAGTGTCTCAAAACCAGCAAGCTAACGCTTTACAGCAAGCTGCCACTGCTTTGGAAGCAGAGTTCCCTATGTTTGACTCAAAAAGCGATCAATACGATGAAGCTATGACTCAAGAAGTCATAGAACTGCGTGATGCTTTTATGATTAAGGGGGAAAACGCTGTTGCTGCGCTGTCAAAAGCCGCTAAGTATGTAATTAGTGAGAATAGTTTAGTTGATAGCTCTCCTACATTGAGTGGTGAAGCAGCGCCAAAGAAATCTCAAGATGAAATGGCCAAGAAACGGGCTGAAGTTAGTCGAAAACTTAAAGCGGCAGACAGCCAACCTCCTGAAATGGCGGGCGAAGGTGCAGCTATAAGGGGAGATAAATCTTTGGACATTAATAATCTAAGTGAAGACGAGTTTAACGCTCTACCAGAAGCAACACTAAAGAGGCTTCGGGGCGATATTGTATAAATGAGGTGAGTTATGCCCGCACGGAAGAAGAAAAAACCAAGTATGAAAGGATTTTCTCAGAGAAGTGGAGATAAACGACCCACTAAGTCTGGTGCGGGTATGACCGCTAAAGGAGTTGCGAAGTATCGTAGGCAAAACCCAGGTAGTAAGCTAAAAACAGCGGTCACTGCTAAGAAAGTTAAACCTGGAAGTAAAGATGCAAAGAGACGTAAGTCATTTTGCGCTAGATCTGCCGGACAAATGAAGAAATTCCCTAAAGCCGCGAAAGATCCTAATTCACGGTTAAGACAAGCTCGTCGCCGATGGAGGTGCTAAGAGATGGCAGTAAAGAAAAATCCCGCTAAGAAGTCAGGCGCTAAACCAACTAACCCCGCGTTGTATTCTCGCGTCAAAGCAGAAGCAAAACGTAAGTTTGCAGTCTATCCATCCGCGTATGCGAACGGTTGGCTTGTAAAAACCTACAAAAAACGCGGTGGAGGTTATAGAAATGGCTAAACCAAAAGGCGGATTAGCCGCATGGTTTGGCAAAGGTAAAAAAGGAGATTGGGTAGATATTGGTGCTCCTAAAAAGAAGGGTAAGCATCAAGCCTGTGGACGAAAGTCCGCTAAAGGAAGCAGTAAAAGAAGCTATCCAAAATGTGTACCAAGAGCTACAGCTAATAAAATGACCACGGCACAAAAGAAAAGCGCTGTTACTAGGAAAAGAGCAGCTGGAAACCCAGGAGGTAAACCAAATAATGTAAAAACGTTTGTTAGAAAGAAGAGAAGGAGCAAGAAATGAGTGACAAAGGAATAGTAATACCCACATACGCAATCCCGCTAGTAGTTAGTTTGTTCGTCGGTGCTATATCTTATGGTGCGGCACAGGCAAATGCTGAAACTACAACCAAAGAAGTCAAACGCATTGAAGTAATAGTTAAAGAGACAGCTAAAAAAGCGCAAGAGAACGGACAAGCGCAAGCTGTAACTAGTACAAAAGTTGATGCGATTGTTGATTCTTTGGCTCGACAAGAAAAAATCCAAGAAAAGACTAATGAGCAGATCCAAGCGTTAGTAGCGGCTCTTTTAGCTAAAGGATGAGAATGGTGTTCGCTTTACTATTCTTCGTCAATGGCGAAGTAGTAGAAAAGCAGACACAATATTTCTACAAGAAACAGCACTGCCTATACATGTGTCAAGAACTGGCAAGACCCTCGCGCAGGTACGAGGCAGTTGACTGTGTGTGCAAGGTTATGTGGGTTGATGCCAGCAAGACGGGGATTAAATGAAACAGCTTGCTTTCGTTTTATTTCTACAAATGTGGAGTGGCGGAATGGTTACAGAAACCATCCGCATCGCTGTGTGGGAGGATATAAACGTGTGTGTGTACTTTGCAAGAAAAATTAGCCTACAAGCAAACTCTGAATACGATGTCCCCGTGTCGGCTTACTGTATTCCAGAGTACGTAGATCCTGAAACTACGGAGATATTCAAATGATCTCAGGGC